GCCGCTGGCGCAGCCACAGCGAAACAATGGCTCATCCAGTTTGACCGTGAGGTCGAGGCGCGTGGCTGGCGGGGCCGGGTACAGCAGGTCTGCTGGATACACGATGAAATCCAGATCGAAGCTGATGAAGAACTGGCCGAAGAAGTTGGTCGGGTTGCTGTATCAGCCATCGAGGCAGCAGGCGAACAATTTAAACTCAGAGTTCCGATAACGGGAGAATATCGCATTGGCAAAACTTGGGCAGAAACACACTAGCGTCACATTGATTGATGTGATGGGGGATGACCAGACAGTCGTCAAGGCTGCGCGGGTCAGCTTCAATAAATCAGATGCTTGGAATTCTGACCGCGACACGCAGCTCATACAGTACCTAGCACAACACAGTCACTGGTCACCCTTCTCGCACTGCTTTGCGACCTTCAGGATCACCGCCCCGATTTTTGTTGCTCGGCAGCTTGGTAAGCATCAAGTAGGTCTAGCGTGGAATGAGGTGTCTAGGCGTTACGTCGATGGCGATGTTGAGTTTCATATCCCTGACTTCTGGCGCGGGCGTCCGTCAAATAAAAAACAGGGATCACACGGTATTGTCGATGACACCGAAGGCGTCGTTAAGCACACATATGAAGACGCACTGCGTCACTGCAACGACGCTTATAACGCACTACTAAATCAAGGCGTTGCCGCCGAACAAGCCCGCGCAGTCCTGCCTCAATCCATGATGACAAGCTGGTACTGGTCTGGATCGCTCTATGCGTTTGCACGGGTGTGTAATCTGAGACAACACGCAGACGCACAGTATGAGACTGAGATTGTTGCTGGTCAGATCAGCAGCCATTTGCGCACTAAATTCCCTGTAAGTTGGAAGGTATTAGTCGATGACAAAAGTTCTGATTGATGGCGACATACTGATCTACCAGATCTCGGTTGTTGCTGAAGAAAACGTCGAATTTTCAAACGAAGTCATCGCCGCGTGGGTAGATGTGAACGAAGCCAAACAGACGGTGGATGCAGCAATCCACAAGATCATCGATCAGACAAAAAGCGACGATGCTGTCATCTGCCTGACCGACAAGACTAACTGGCGTAAGTCCATTCTGGACACCTACAAGGCGAACAGAGTCGGCATCCGTAAGCCTGTCGCCCTCGCCCCACTCCGTCAGTATCTGGAGAAGACAAGGCATTGCGAAACTTGGCACACACTAGAGGCTGATGATGTCTTGGGCATCCTACTGACTGAGCCTGTCGGTGAGCGAAGGATCATGTACAGCAGAGACAAAGACCTCCTCCAGATACCGGGGCTTCACTGGGATCACAAGCTCAACAAAATAGTCACGATCACAGAAGCCGATGGTGACCGACAGCACTGGCTCCAGATGCTGACCGGAGACGCAACCGACAACTATTTCGGTGTCCCCGGTATAGGCCCCAAGCGGGCTGAAAAAATACTTGATAAGGCAGACAACAACCCTTGGCCGGGCGTTGTCGCAGCCTATGAGAATAAGGGCCTTACTAGCAGTGATGCACTTGTCCAAGCGCAAGTCTCGCGCATCTGCCGCTACTCAGATTTTGACCACGAAAAGAGGGAAGTAAAATTATGGATGCCCCCAGAGAATCCCATAACGAATTCATCACCAGACGAATGAAAGAGGAGCGGGAGACTGTTGTCGAAAAACCCGGCCACTACACCCGGTGGAAGATCGAGCCTGTGACCTACGTCATGCGGAACGACATGGAATTCTGGCGCGGCAACATCATCAAATATGCCTCACGCGCAGGATACAAACCTCAGCCGGGAAAGACTGCCGTCGAGGCTGAGATCACTGATTTACAAAAAGCCATTCGGTACGCGGAGATGCGGATAAATCAACTCAACGGAAAGGTCGAACTTTAATGCTACTTGCAAATGCTCACTACGGAATGTCACTGCCGATCTCCATTGAAATAGATAAACAAAAATACCGTCAAACAGGCGAGGATTTTTACTCAAAAATTATCCGAATAGCCGACAGTCTCAAGGATAGCCCTGAACATTTTGAGGCATTTAAAGACACCATGCGAACCATGCGGTTTTTACCTGCTGGTCGCGTGCAGAATGCGATGGGCGCTGCGCGGCAGACTACCGCATACAATTGTTTTGTAAGCGGCGTGATAGAGGACTCAATGGACTCCATCATGCAGGCAGCAACAGATGCCGCCGAGACCATGAGACGTGGTGGCGGCATAGGCTACGACTTCTCACGCCTACGCCCCCGTGGTGACCGCATCAAATCTCTCGAAAGCCTAGCATCTGGCGCGGTGTCGTTTATGAAAATCTTTGATGCCGTCTGTCAGACCATTGCGTCATCAGGACACCGTCGCGGCGCACAGATGGGCGTCCTGCGTATCGACCATCCAGACATCGAACAGTTCATCACTGCAAAACATGACAGCACATCGTTGACCGGCTTCAACATCAGCGTCGGCGTTACAGATGAATTCATGCGCTGCCTCGCGACCGGCACTCCCTTCCCGCTTCAGTACAATGGAACAGTCTATCGCGAGGTAGACCCAGTGGCACTGTGGGACATGATTATGCGCTCGACGTGGGATTGGGCGGAACCAGGCGTCCTGTTTATTGACACAATCAACAAGATGAACAACCTCTGGTATTGCGAGACTATAGAGGCGACCAACCCCTGCGGCGAACAGCCCTTGCCGCCCTACGGAGCCTGCCTGCTTGGCTCATTCAATCTCACAAAATATGTCGATCAAGAGAACAAGCTGTTTGCTTGGGAAAAGTATGAGGAGGACATCCATGTTGTGGTTAGAGCTATGGATAACGTCATTGACCGAACGATCTACCCGCTTGCCGCGCAGCGTGAGGAAGCGACGGCGAAGAGGCGCATGGGGCTGGGGGTCACTGGTCTTGCTAATGCTGGCGAGCTTATGGGTCTTGCTTATGCATCACCTGAGTTCATAAAGTTTGCGGACAGATCGATGCGTGAATTGCGCGATCACTGCTACTCAGCATCCGCTGATCTGGCAGAAGAAAAAGGGTCGTTCCCGCTATTTGATAAAGAAAAATATCTGGCTGGTGGCTTCATCAAGACCCTGCCTAAAAAGGTACGCGACAAGATTGCTGAGAAAGGTATCCGTAACAGCCACCTCACATCAATCGCTCCTACGGGCACAATCAGTCTAACCGCTGATAACGTGTCGTCAGGCATAGAGCCGCCGTTTGCGATGTACTATGACCGCACGATCCAGCAGTTTGATGGGCATCAGATCGAACGTGTCGAAGATTATGCGTATCGACAAGGTGTCAAAGGCCGCACCGCTAACGAGATATCCGCAGAAGATCATGTCGCTGTCTTGGCACTTGCATCTAAGTATATGGACTCAGCGGTGTCTAAAACTTGCAACGTGGGAGATGACGTGACCTACGACAAGTTCAAAGACCTTTATTACACAGCGTGGAAGGAAGGCTGCAAAGGCATCACCACGTTTCGTGCTGCTGGTAAACGCTACGGCATTCTCAATGAAGTTGTGGAAGATACAGAAACTGGCGCAGAAGCCTGTTTTATTGACCCTGCAACTGGTCAAAAATCCTGCGAATGAGCTACTGGGGGACCTTCGGGTCCCCCTTTTACCCCCTTACTAGAAGGGAAGATCATGTCCACACCAATCATTACCGAAGAATTAATCACCTACCTGTCACGTCAGTTTCCCGACATGTCGCTTGACGCTGCAAACATAACGGACACTGAACGCTCAATCTGGTTCCACGCCGGTCAGGTAGCCGTAGTCCGCCACCTCAAGCGGGTGATGGACGACCAACAGGAAAATATACTCACCTCAAATTAAGGAAAATTACAATGTGTGGAAGCCGCCCAGCCGCCGCCGCCCAGCCAGTCCCACCAGCACCACCTCCGGCACCACCGCCAATGCTGGAACAGGTAGTGCCGGAAAAAGCGGCCTCAAACACCGTATCTGATAAGCAGAAAAAGAAGGCAAAGGGTACAAAGAAGTATCAGACGCCGTTGAACATCGCCAAGAACACCAGTGGTTCTGACGGCGGCGGGATTAACACGGCTAACTGATGCAGGCAGATGGCAAAACTTGCGCTTCACGATATGAACAGCTTGCAGCCGAACGCGAGACATATCTGAACCGAGCGCGAGAATGCGCTAAACTAACGATCCCGGCGCTGATGCCTGATTCAGGGCAGTCGGCAGGTACAATCCTGCATACGCCATATCAGGGAATAGGCGCTAGAGGTGTCAATAATCTAGCGTCAAAACTGCTGCTGTCGCTACTCCCCCCCAATACCCCATTCTTCCGCTTCATCATCGACGACTTCACGGCTGAGGAACTGGCGCAAGAACAGGGTCAGCGGGCAAAGGTCGATGAGGCCCTAAATAAAATCGAAAGATCAGTCCAGGCTGAGATAGAAAGTCAGAACCTGAGATCACCGATCTTTGAGGCGCTCAAGCAGCTTGTAGTGTCAGGCAATGTTTTGATCTACCTGCCTAAAAAAGAGGGTGCGCGTGTATTTGACATGCGGCGCTATGTGGTCAAGCGCGATCCTATGGGCGACCCCGTTCAGATCATCATCAAAGAGACCATCAATCCGATGGTGCTTGATGACGACATCCGCGAACTGGTGATGCAGACCATGCCGCGTAACGAACAGAAATCAGTGATTGACGCTGAGGTTGATGTCTACACCGCCATGTACCGTGACAATAAAAAGTGGCGGCTGTATTA